CTTCAGAGCGAGCGTTGGATTGACGGTGGCGGTGCCCGTCAGCACTAGCCCGCTGTCCGTCGCTAGGGATACGCTGGTGACCGTCCCAATCGCAGAGCCATTGACCTTCACAGATCCGCCGAGGATGTCTACATCCCAGCTATTGAAACCGATATCTAGCTCATCCTCTGCGGGGACGGAGATCACATCGACGTAAGTGTGACCGCCACCTGTGGCAAGGTTGCCAAACTGGATTCTTGCAGTGGATGCGTCATCGTCTCCGAAGCGCAATTTTGAAGCATTCGGGAAATCGTAGGTGCCACCCGTCCCGTTATTAAACACGCCGGGGCCAATATCAGCGGCGGTCAGAGTCAGGTTGTAGTTGAAGATGCTGAGTGGGATTTGCGCTGCTGGTATCTTTCGCGCCCCTACACTGGCCTCGTGTACGACGAAGCGATCTGTCGCATCCATCGAGTCCGTAGCAGTAAAGGCCGCTAGATCGTCAGCGTCGAAGACAAGTTGTGCCCCACTGAGAACCAGACCATTCGCATAGTTGAGGGAGATGGTGGGGCCAGTACCTCCACTGCTGACAATGGGCGCGGTACCCGCGACAGCATTCACGAATGGCAGGTTCGCTACTGTGTCTCTTTTGACAATACCTTGATCAGAATCATCTTGGAAAAGAATGTTGTCAGCGCCGTCAATATCGTCCGACTCCGCACCATCAATAAGGTTTGAGCCGGAGGTGTACTTTACGCTGACCGTATCGTTTGCTGCCCCACTGGCAACCAGACCAGACCCTGCGTTCTTAAACCCGACTGCGCCGGAGGCCAGAGACAAGGTAGTCGATGTGCTGTATTGGAAATCGTTGGAGTCAAAAAGCAGCCAATCGAATGTGGTACCGGCGTAGCGATAGAACGGCACCTTGTTAGCGTCGGGATCTGACAGTAGTTGAAGCCCGAGAAGGTCCATGCTGACCGTTCCGGTACCTGTGATTCCGGCGCTGGGTGCGGTTGATAGCCCATCACCAGCAGTGACCTGCGTAACCCCTGAATCGGCAGAATTGTCAATGTACGCCTTGATACTTTGCTGAGTAGCTAGAGCAGTATCAGAATCCGAGGCCATGTCGTCTTCATCAAGAATACTGCTTACGACAACGGACCCGCCGACGTTTAAATTAAAAAATTCTCCAGCAGATGGTTTTTGTGTCGCAGTCGGAACGAACTGGAACCTTCTAAGGGAAAGCGAAGCATCCTTTCTGGCGTGGTTGCCAGAATCAAGGATCTCGTTCGCAATGTCTTGAAGGTTGTCCTGTATAGTTTTGCGAAAAGTAGACTCTTGTACAGAATCGTATTCGCTTGGCGCTACAGGTAATGTCAAATATGTTTTACTAGACATTATTACCTCTCTCCATCGGTCCTTGCGTCCAGTCTAACAAGACCGAGACGCCACCCAAAACTACCTTGGCTTTCCACGCGCATTGACGCTTGTCTTGCGCGGAACCTGATGTGTGACTGGCCGCTCCCATTATTAAATGTGCTTTCAGATAGACCAGTCAAAGTTTTTAGTGGAAAATCTCTGCCTTTCATCACAATACTTACGGGGCCACTGCCATCAATAAACTCTAGGTCTGGTATGATGCGACCCAGTGACATAAACCTGTCACCGTCGCCCAGATCGAAGTCCCCGGTCTCAATGTATGACACAATGGGCTGGCCGTCTCCGCTCCAACCACTCTCATGGTTGAATGTGTAATTCTCCCAGACAAGAGAGCCTTCGGTCCCGCCCCCACTAGAACTTGCACCTGCTTCCGTACTTACATCAAATGTTAGTTGGTCGACGCTGACTGTGGCACTGTGCTGGCAGTTAAGCATTAAGTCAGTGATCGTGCTTACGGTACTCAATCCAGAAAGAATAATTGTGACCGTTTCACCATCTGGCATCCCATGCCCAGACGGAAGAGTGATGGTCACGGTGGAGCTGCCCAAAGTGACGGATACAGGGCTCGCGCCTAAAGAAACCTTGTTAATGGTGACTGCCTGTGGGTGGTTTCGCAGTAAGGCGTTATCCCAAGCACCTCTCGTCAAGGACCCAAAGTACCAGACATCTTCACCGTAATTGTAGATGACATAGCGATCTACTTCGGCAGAGTTTGCGGAAGGGTAGAACCAGATAATTTCTGAATAATCCAGATTGGCCCCACACGACACCTTAAAACCTTCTTCGTAATTGAAGTCTTCAAAAATTGTGCTCAGTACGGGGCATGCAAGCCTCTGGACCCCACCGGAGTATCTGTAGAAGGCACCCCTGTCCATGAAATACACCACCCCATCGGCATTTGCCATAGCGTTTGGGGAAATAATGGACATTCCCCTACCGACATCACTAAACGAAAAATAGAACGGGGCACCTGTATACCTCATACTAACAATGCCAACATCGGTCCAAATTAATTGTTCGTTTCTTGTTTTGATTACAGCCTGAATCTTGGAGCCAGAAGAGAGGTCTTGAAACCCTGCGCTATTAGTGCTTAACGGAAGCCATTCTGCTGGGTTTTCAGACGAAGACCAGCGGACCATCGTTCTATCAATCCCACTACCACCAATTGGGTTAGCACCAAATGCGATAAGATGCCTTCCTCTTTCGGATGTCATGCAGGCCAGCGAGGCTGTCGGGCAACTATCTTCACCAGCAGAATATGCAATAGTTGCACTACCGTTGGATATTGTGCCAGTGGCAGAAGTTGTGTAAGTCAGTGTATTTTTTGTCGGGGTACTTACTACAGTGTAGGTCCCATTAAGATCTGTACGGGGCCCGTCTGTATCGGACCCGTCTGTAACAACGATCTGGTCGCCTACACTTGCCCCGTGGCCATCATCGGTAACAGTCACCGTGGTGGCAGACCGACTGATTCCACCAGTAATAGTGACGGTTCGCCTTGTCACCTCATTAAGTAATTTGGCGCGACCGCCCTCACTTTCGTCCCAATAATAAATTCCAGCGCCTCTTATATTTGCTACAAGGTCGTCTCCATAATTATCCATAGACCAGACCCGGAGTTGGTCGGCAGACGACGTAGCACCGCCACCCCAAGGGCCTGAACCCCATGTGCCAACATTCCACCCTGTGGCTGATGTCGTTGACTCTTCCAGTGAATCAAGCCCAATAGAGATTTGATATTCTGCTATGCCAGATGTGGTGCTATCAGTTGTAACGCCGCTGACGTCTATTCCATCAATTTGAATGACATATTTATTTTGCGTATCTAACCCGTTAAGGTCTCCAAGGGCGCTGATTTTGTGTTCAGTATTTAAGATTGCGGCAGAAATAGTACCAGTAGCAAGGGCACCAGATATGGTTACATAATCCCCTGCTGACGCTCCGTGACTTGGGTATTCGATGACTACAACACTTTTATCTTCGGTTGTGTTAATGGCTGATATCGAGCCCGATGCTCGTATCGGTGTAATGTCTGTGTATGTGGACGGCGTACTCCCTCCCCCAGTGGTAGCTACCTGATAAAGTTTCAAGTGGGTACCAATAGCTAGATAACGTTTACCATCGTTTACTGCCCAGTTGTGCAGCCTCCGGCAACTACCAAGAATGCCACCAGTAATAAATTTTACCCAGCCGCCAATTCTTTCTGGAAACCCCTTACGAAAACGAACCTTATCTACATCATGCCACGTTCCTTCGGCTGAGTAGGCTGTCCCGTCTGTATGAAGTCCGGGCTTAGGTTGAATTTTAAGAAATTGCATTGTTCTGGGTGTTGTTTGTATTAGATGTCAGTGGTGTCCATTACCACTTCTTGCAACTCCAGTAACGCGCAGTGAGTTTGTTGGGTTTGTCTGTGTCGCACTTATGGCGGGCACGAAAAGATTTTCTGCGTTTCGGATTACTTTTCTTAATGGTCATGTTCGGATCACCAAAACGAATGAGTCTCACTGTCTCATCTTCCTTCGCCAAAACAGCAAACTTTTTCTTCTTGCCCGGAGTTCGTTTCGGTTTGTTGTACCCAGAAAAACGCTCACCACGATAAACAATCGGCATCACATCTTCTCCATGCGTTCTTTTATATGCCTAGTCTCAACTTCTACAGAGGTTATTCTTTCGGAATGCTCGTCAATTTTTTCAGACTGAGCCCTCATGCCCTGAACCAACTCTCTAATATTCTCTCTTGTGCCATTCAAGCCACTTCTGACGCCCCCATAGGCTGCGGCAATGGTAGCGACTGGTATGAGTATGTTGACGATATCAGGGTGCATTTTGGTATATTACATCCTTCTCACAGCGCGTAGTATTCCACTTCTGCCCAGAACACCCGCGCCTCTAGGTCAGGGCTACCGCTGGCATGGCCAATATCCACAGTAACAAAGAAGCGCAGGTCGTCGTGGTCTGTGATGGAGTTTACTTCTGTCGAGTTGAGTGTGTATGTCCTAGTACTAGGCAATGCGAGTGTGCCAGTACTATATGTCTGTGAAGCGATTACAGTGCTACCCTGCTTGAGCCTAAATGTAAAGTCAGCGTTTCCGGGCAATCCGGGAGTGTTGGCTTGGTCTATGCCCAACCGTGCTCTCATCTTTATGCCCTGAACACCGCCAGTGGCTGGGGTCCCAGACGGATCTTCAAGAGAGCACTCAAAATCATATGTGTCATAGCTCGGCCATACTTGAGTACTGGCATCACTGATCACATAATCAGAGTCGCTATTGTCATCCAGCTTTGCATACAATGGCGTAGGCGACCAATTGGTCGTTTGTACGTCCCCATCGGGCCGTATAAACTCACTAATGGCTGTAGTGCCGCCACCAGTAGACTCCGATGTACCGTGGTACGCTAGTGCGAGTGTCATTAGACGGGATGCCCAGTTGTGTATGATGCCAAGTAGTTCGTTCCATCATACAGGAGCGTTACAACGTTTGAATAATTCGTCGTGGTCGTGAGCGTCGGCGCAGTATCTTGCCTCCACTTAAAATTGCTAGGCCAAGTCCAAGTGCTTGTCGCGCCAGATGCAGACTTAATAAGAAGGGCGTAGTTGCCGCCAGTCACTGGGTTGGTGGGAGTCGAGATAATAGTTGGATTACCATTATTGGTAATGGTTGCCATGTTTCCGTTATCCCAATCCAAGGCAATGGTAGCTCCGCTAGAATTACCAATAGCCTGCACAGACGAGTAAATGTGCTTAGGCTGATTTGCTTTGTTTAGGTTGCCCTCAACATTGGTATCAAGGTTGATCGCAATTGCAACAACATTTGCGCTCCCTCCGCCACCATCTAAATAGATCAAGCTTGTATTGCCTGACCCAATTGTAACCGAAGAGCCGGTGCCCTGCTTAACCGCAATTGATTGACTTCCCGATGTGGCGTTTTCAACAAACATCACACGGGAAATATTATTTGGCAGGATGGTGAGATCTCTCTGCGCAGTCAAATCAACCGCTGACGTAACCTTGAGGTACATCGCCCTTACAGGGTCTACTGCACCATCGGCCACAGTGCTTGTAGCATTATCGTCAAGGGAAAAACTTTGCTGAGTAGCATAACCCAAAGCCTCGCCAATAAGTTTTAGATTGACGTTTGTAAGATTGCCCCAAGTTCCACTTGACTCACCCGTAGCAATTTCAGAAAGGCGGAGATCGTTGTCGTATGATACTGGCATTGTAGCTCGCTATTAAAAAATTCTAATTATGGCGTTACTGCCATCAGCATTCGGAAATGAAACCGTAAAAGTCCCCGAGGTAACCGTCTTGTCTAGACCAAAGTCTAAAACCATTACGGCTCGGTTACCAACACTAGAGTTATACACCAGTGCGCCACGACAGGTAAAAGAAGCATCTGTCCAAGAAATATCCGCAAAGTCCACAAGCGCCGTTGTTCCACTTGAAGATGGGTCAACACTGGTAAGGGTTTTCCCTCCAGCGGTGTAGTTTGTACCTGTAATTTCTCCGGTGGTTGTATACACAGTAGTCGTTCCGTCCAATGACGCTGAGTCACTATACAGTGCAATCTTAAAAGTATTTCCGCCGGACGATAAAAAATTATGCTTGGCCTCCATTAATTCTTTTTTAAAGGAGGTGCATAGTGATTGAATGATTCCCATGCGATTAAACCCTTGGAATCCTAATCATGCCATCGTCTACCTCATCAACAGTCATGCGACCCTCTGCCTGAACCTTTAGCGCAGCAAGTGCTTCATTGTACCTCTGCTGATACAATCCCAGCATGTCTGCATCTCCCTTCATAAAGGTGTATGCTTCGATCAGGCTTCCGTACATAAGAACCTCATCAGCATTGTCGCCAAGCCAAGTGGTGCCCGCGGTAACAATACTGTCCGGCTTGCCATAGTAGTACAGATCAATGGCATAGTCTTGGTCTGGTGTGGGGGACACCTCAATGGTGGTACTGTTAAAGATACAATAATACTCAGGGAGACCCGTAACCGTGGTGTCGGGATAAGCCTGATTTAAAAAAGATTTATCTCGGAATTCTAAAGAATACTTATCGTTGCCTGATGTAATTAATAGCTGAACAGGTACTAAAAAATCATCGGGAACACTAAAGGTGTTAATAGTAGCAGTGAGGGCACTGGAACTATTTTTGTAATTAACTGGCAGGTTTACCTTTCTGTAAATCCTGTTTTCAGCTTGCTTTACAAATGTTGGTATTGTGCCAACAAACATATCCTCATTGTTATTGCAGTAGTTCTGTATTGCTGTAGATAGTTCGGTGTAATTCATCAACCTGAACTCCGTATGGCGATGGTTACGGTGCCAACACTAGACTCTGTGGTTAGGTCGGCATCAGTGTTTGCGTTTCCACTACCAACTGGATCGAAAGCAAACATGCCACGACTGTCAGTTAGTGATGTATCTGGTCTTGGGTTTCTAAGTTGCTGTGGGTCTGCATCACTACCGAGGCGACCTAAAAAATTCTGCGGCTGATCTTTATCCCACACGTCCTTACCCACACGTAATCCTGTGGGTATCCCAGCACGGAACTCTGGAACTAAATCCGCAATCTTGTACCTAAATCCTGTGCGGTCACAAAAACCGTAAGCGTACTTGCCGTTGGCATACTTAGCCATAAAGAGACCCATACCCTCCCGGCACAAATCTCACAGAGGATCTGTCGCGGTCCTCAGACTGAGCAAGGTCCCACTGATACTCATATTCCTGCTTTAGTATAGCGGAACGGCTCATTGCTTGTGGGTGTTTCATGGAAATCTGATAAGCGAGACCAGCAACCAAGCAGGGCAAAAACCTAAATGGCGTATCCATGTTATTACTGGAGGGGTCGCCAACATCCTGTATCCTACGAATCTTCTGATAGGCAAAGGTATAATCCTTGTCTGGGACCGGCCAAAAGTATGCAACGGGAGCTGGCTGTTGCTTATCAATATATATATTTACTGGCTTACCTTCCGTGTTTTTGTTAGGAACGTTTGAGTATTGAGAAACACTGAATCTAGACAAGGGCAAGTCATTTTGACTTGTTCCGGTGCCTGTTCTGATCCAATGCTCAATAATATCAACCGTGTCAGTCGGAAGCGTTAGGCTAGACGCCCCTTCGGAAATCGTAGCACTGACCTCCTCTACGGTCCAAAAATTTAAACCACGATTTGCCCATTCAATCATCAAAAGATTGAGAGACCGAATAGCGGTTTTCATATCGTGACCAGTACGAATATGCAAGCCGCATCTCTCGAAGGCTTCTTCTGCTATCTGACCAATATCAAGATTAAAAGAGGTGGTCCCAGATGTAGCCATTTATTATTCCTTGATTAAGTGTACTTCTTATCTACAACAAGCATAATGAAGTAACGATCACCTGCGGATGCCCCAATAGTCGTAAAGCTCACATCACCAGTAACGCCAGAACCAGCATTGTTCGAGAGCGGACCAACTTCCCTGAAGTCCAAGGTCCCGTGGCTGGCCAAGCTCATGCACAACTCATCTGTTGTGGCATCCCACAAAACATCTACGGTCATGCCTGACAAGTCGTAATAGATTCTATTGATAGCAACACTCGTGCATGAGCGCCCTGTTCGGCTTTCTGACTGCAAGGTTGACACGTCAATCTTAACAACAGCGGATTCGCCAGTGCCATCAGAAATATTGGTAAACTTGAAGACAGCTTGTCGGTCGCCATCTTGAATTTTTTGAGTGGTTGCCGCGTCAGCCATTTCTCACCTTCGGTTAGTATGTTTTATGGATTATAAGTGTTGTAGAGCAAGGGGGCCATTAACTGCTTTTAGGACAGGCGTCCCTTAAACTCAGAGCCGGAACCACCGTCCCCAGTAATCTCTTGAGTGTTAATGCTTTCTATATTGGCGTCTACTTGGCTGGCAATAGTAAAGACAAGGTTGTCAGTCTTCGCTTTTACTGCATCTACAACCGTATCTATTGTAGTAATACTCGCGGGAATATCTGCCCCGGTGTCTTTCAAGATCGCTGCCATCATCACTTTGTCACTTTGTCCCAAGCCTCGTCAACTGCGCGAGCACTGGCTGTTGCAACCCTAAGTGCAATTGTAGCAATCGCAGCAGTCTTGGCCGTTCTAAGCAACAATCTAATCATTATATAACTGTCGTGTTAGTAAAAATTACAAACCACAAAAATTTGCTCTATACCTTTTGTGGATTTTGGTTTAGATGGCCACTAAAGATAAAATATCCAGATAATAAAAATGGGGTGAAGATGACATTTCTGCCACCTTCACCCCATCTCTACTCTACCACTTAGGCTCCGGGTGATCCCCAGATACCAAGTGGGTCCGAAACGCCGAAGCTGTAACGCTCGCGAGCCTTGTAACGAACGTTTCCGGTGTCAAAGTCACCGTCCATGCTCGTTTCCATTGCAACACGCTCGAAATTCTTCATACCGTTCGGAATGTCCGTCATCAGGAACCACGCATCCGTATCCGTCAGGAAGTGGTTCACAGCATGACCCTCTGGCACAACACCCATTACGCGGAGCGCATTGATGTCATTGTGATCCGTGCCCGGACGAAGCTCGCTCTTTAGAATGCGCGTAGCGACGAACTGGAGGTCAGACGGAATAATCAGCTTACGGGGCCTACACGCGATCAAGAGACCACGCTCATCCGTCCACTTGCTGATCTGAATAACAGCAGCCTCAAGAGAGGTTTCGTTAAGATCAACAGCAACCGCTGGAGTGTTGGAATTAGTGCCACCGCTGACAAGTGGGTGTGCCGTGCTAAACAACGACACGCCATCGCCAGACTGATAGGTGCCGAAGCCGTTGTTAAGCGGCTCCATCGCCTTAACCTGCTTGGTGTGTGCCATGGCGCGAGCAAGCGCCTTGGTGTACCGAGCGGAAAGCGAGTCGTACAGGTTGTCCTCCATGGCCTCTTCCGTAATCGAAAAGCCCATAGCAATCGTTTCATGGTTGTACCGCGCCACGAAAGATTCCTGAGCAGCGTCATACGAAATAGCAGCGCCCTCACCCTTAACGGGTGCGGCACCAAAGCCAGAGAGTTTTACTTCTTCCTCAAAAGAACGGTCAGAACTTTCCGACTCATAAACCTCAGTATGTTCCTGCTCATAACGAGCATACTCCATACCGAAAAGAGCATTAAGTCCCGGAACGAGTTCCTTGAGAAGCTGTGCGCGTGAAATAGCCATTAGTCAATATCTCCTTATGCACCAGTGGCGTTAAGGTACTGATGCGGAGAAGCTGTTCCGCTCGAAGCAGCATTGAACTTTACGATAATGTCGGTAAACGCATCACCAACCGCAGAATCAATCCCATCAACAAAGTCGATGATCCGAAGCGGAAGGGTCAGGGTCGCAGCCGCAGTCGATGCGTCTGCTTTAACTTTCGACTTACCAATATCAGTGCTTCCGGCAACGTATGTTGCAAGGCCGATGTTAAGGCCGCGGCTCGTAAGAGCCAGTGAGCCATCTGCCTGTATCTGAATAAGAACACTAGGATCGTCAAGCACAAAAGCCTTTGCATCAGAAGCAACCGTCGAAGCGGGCCACTGAGTGCTGAACGTAAGCTGTTTCGTGCTCGGGTCCGTATACTGGCAACCGAGGAAAATGCCGCAAGTCGTCAGGGTTGCTTCCCCATCATCCAACTGGACAGTTCCATCGGCAGCCAGCTTAACAAAATCACCATTAAAAATGCCACTCGCATACCCACTAGCAATCTCAAGGAGTCGCGTCTTGCTCGTAAATGAGCCTGACGCACTGAGCGTGCCAATAGGACGAGCGCCATACGGTGCTGCTGTAGCCGCCATAATTATTACCTATAAATCGGGTGACTATCGGTCCCCACCGAACGTCACGTTTGTTTTTCTATCAGGCGCAAAAACAGGCATACGAGGATCGTTTTCGCGCATGAAGCTATTGTCTACTGCTG